TATGTTGTTTTTGTACATCTTGTAATGTACTTAAAGCTTCTTCAGCTTCTTCTAACAACACCCCCGCATCTTCATATCTTGCAACTTTTTTATCTATTTGTGCTTGAGAGAATCCATTTATTGCTAATAAATCTTTGACAAGTTTTCTTTGCATAGACTCACTATCTCCTAGTTTATCTTTATCTATAGAGTCGTAAGTTTGCTGTTTAGAATCTGATTGTAGTAAATCATATATATTTACTCCCGCTTCATGATTCTCCAAAAGATATTTAATCTCTTCTGGCATTGACTCTTTGTATTCTTCTACTTTAGTATTTATAGTCTCTTGGACTTTAGATATTAACCATTCTTCAGAATCCTCAAAGTCATCATCATTAAAGTCAATTAAACCTGAATCTCTTTGGATTTGTGCAAAGACTTTAAGGGCAGGTTCTGAGTTTTCTTCCTCAACCTCGCCTTCTGTACCTGCTTCTGAAACAGGCTCCTCTTTATCTTCTTCAACAACTTCTCCTTCAGGTTCATTTTTTTCTTCCTCTA